TGAATTTGGTGTAGTTATTTGTGGATAATTTTGAATTAGATTAAAATTATTTATATTATGATTGTGATTATTATATAATATATTATATGTGTTAAAATAAATATCAAGATATGAATTAATTATAATTAACATATAATATATTATAACATATATAAGTTAAATATATAATAATACAATCATATAGAGAAATATAACAAAAAATTGATATTAAAAAAATTAGTTAAGCAATATAAAATAAAATAATATATAATGACTTCAGTTTGTAAATGTATATTTGATTCTCAAATAGCATATATTATTAATGATATTAATGATAATATAGACAAAGATAATAAAATTACAATAATAGATTATCTTAATAATAAAAAAATACAAAAAAAAGTAAAAAAAGGAAAGATATTTTTAGTATGTGAATATAAACAAGAATTAATAAAATATGAATCAAACATGAGATGTTCACATTTCAAACACAAAAATATCGAAAATAATAATAATTATAATGAAATGTCTGAATGGCATAGAAATTGGCAAAATAATTTTGATATTGAAAAACAAGAAATTTGTATAGGAAATAGACGAGCAGATGTATGTATTGACAATAATGTTATAGAATTTCAGCATTCAAAAATATCAATTGAATTAGTTGATGAACGTAATAAAAATTATACAGAAAATAATAAAAATATATTATGGGTTATTGAATGCAACAATGATATACAAATAAATATTATTGAAAAAGAATATAATATTGAATTTATAAATAATTATTGGAAATATGATTCATTTATAAATTGTGATTATATATTTTTAGATAATAATAATGATATATATAAAATTGAACCTACTAAAATAAAAAATAACTTTATAAAAGTAAATATTAAAAAATCAAAAGAAGAATTTATAAATTCTCTGAAATACAACATAGATATATGGAATGATTATGTAAATATAGAATTAGGAAAGATATATATTAATCAACGCGGCGCAGGATGTGGAAAAACATATGAAAGTATACAACTTAAAAATGATAAAAAATTTAAAGATAAAGAATTTTTTATATATTTAACAAAAATGAATTCTGCAGTAAATGTTATTCATAAAGAATTTACAGAACAATATGAAAGAAAAGATTTTATAATTAATTTAGATAAAGATTCTCAAATGAATGAACAAAAGGATTATATTGGACAAAAAATGGAAAAAAAAATTAAAATCAATTATACGGATAATAATGTAAATAAACAAATCATAATAGCAACAATCGATTCATTTATGTATGCAATTGGTGATAAAAATACAAAAGGTAATGATTTTTTCAAAGACTTAGTGAAATCATTAATTATAGCAGATGGTTATAGTAATAATGTAAATAAAAAAACCGGAAAAATAAAGAAAGGTGGTTTTTCATCAATGACATTAAATAATAAATGTATTATAATTATAGATGAAGCACAAGATTTAGAATCAAATTATATCGAAGCATGTGAAAAAATAATAAACAAGACAGGAATTGATTTATATATTATTGGTGATAAACTACAAAGTATTTTAGAAAAGAATAATGTATTTACACATTTTATTGAAAAACATAAAAATAAAGACAATATAATATTTAATATTGGTATGAATCATGTAAAAAGATTTCATAATAATCAATTTATAGATTTTGTAAATAATCATGTGAAATTTGAAAAATATGGATTAGAATCAATACAACAGATTTGTGATAAAATAGATTGTATACAAACTCATAAAGACAATGAAAAACCATATAAAATATTTGAAATACCTGAAATATATCATGAAATTTATAATGATATTGATGAAAAAAATGATGAAAACTATACAAAAATTAATAATACAATAAAATATATTATTGAGGAAATGGATAAACAAATAAAAAATAATAATTATTTACCTGAAGATTTTATGTTTATATTTCCATTAATAAAAAAAAATTATTTAGCAAGAATGTTAGAAGAAAAGATACAACAGTTTTGGTTAGATAAATTTAAAGATGAAACTTATAAAACTGAAGTATTAAATAAAAATAAATATTGGAAGAATAAAATAGATGATAATATATATTATAAATTTGCACATTTACACTTTTCTACAGAAGGAAAACCAATAAATTTAGATGAATCAAAATATGCAACACGCATGGTATCAATACACGCATCAAAAGGTGATGGTAGAAATGTTGTATTTTTATTAGGTATATCTGAGTATAGTCTAAGTATTTTTAATAAAGATATGTATTGTGAAGAGAAAGATAATTTAATATATGAATCTTTATTACATGTAGCATTGACAAGACAAAAAAGATTTATATATATAGGTATTAATAAAAATAATGATGATATATATAGAAGATTTAAAGATTGTGATATTATAGATTTTAATAATTATCATGAAAATAATTTAAGAAAGATTAATAAAAATTATACATTGGAGAAAATTATAGATTATATATTAAATAATGAGGAAGAATTTAATAAATTTAACAATATTATTATTGGACATAAAATAAAATTAGATGAATTATGGATTGAAAATAAGACAAATAATAAAAAGAATATTGATTGGGGACATCATACTTTAAGAAATGCAGTTTTTAAATTTAATATATTAAGTGAATTGTTAAAAGATGAAAATATAAATACATGGAATAATACAACAAAACAGCAAGATATTGAATTTAATCAACATCAATTTATAAAAAAAATGGATGAGATAAGTAAAAAAAATATAAATATTTGTAAATGGAATGAATTTTGTGACATACTTGAAAATATTACAAAAAATTATAAAAAACAAAATTATGAAAAAAATATAACGATTCCAATATTAGAATTTTCAAATCGTTCGCCTAATAGCAAACACAATAAATATAAAGATTTTATTATGAAAAATATAATAAATATACAAAATAAAATTAAGGAACATTTTGCACCAGAAAACGATAGAATACCAATATTATGTCCATTAGAAAGTGTCATATATTATTATTGTAAACAAGTAATAAATAATGGCATGTATTACGAAGAACCAACTATGATGAATGTATATGATATTTTATATTATATTGATAACGCATATGATAATACGTGTATTCATTCATATAAATATAATTGTTTATGTGATAGTTTTTTCAAAAATAATATTAATGATAATAAAAACGATGATACTATAAAAATATGTAAGAGTTATACTGAACATTATATACATTTACAAATAATAAAAAATATGTGTGAAAATTTTGATAAATATGTATTAGAATATTACAATTTTGAACATAAAAAATTATATAATGAGGATCAAAAAATATTTTTAGCTGGTAATAATAATGATTTTAACATACGAAATACATATGAATTATTAGGTCATAATGATAAATATATTATTAATTTTATAATAGAACCACAGTTTTGCAAGTTGACATATAATAAAATATTTATACGTATGTTACTAGAACAATATTTAGTAAAGAAAAGTGTATATAAACACAAATATAATAAAAAACGAGATATTAAAAAAATAATACATTGTATATTTAGTTTAGATAACGAACAACCTTATTTTTATAATGAGGATGAATTATATTTAGAAGAAAATAATTTAATAAACAATACAATAGAAAAATACATTAAACAAGAAAATAATAAATATTATGAAATAATTTATGATTTCTATCATACTAAATTAAAAGAAACAAATAATGATTATAGAGAATCGTTTACTAAATTAAATTCTTCATTAAATGAAATAAACAACAAGAATAATTCAATACCATTACATATAATTAATTATATGAAAAAAATTGAAGAACAAATTAATGACATTGATAAAGATTGTGATAATAACATTGAATTATTTAATAAAGAATTTGAAAATGATAGAGTAACAAAAAAATTATTAGATAAACAAAAATTTATAGAATCAATTAATGGATATTTTATTTATAAATGAACGGATATAATAGCAAAATTTATTAATTTAATTATTTTATTTTAGATTTATTTGTATTTATATATATTTTTTTTTAATTTACATATCAAATAAAATTTGAAATTCTATTTGTTTACTATATTTAATCATTATTTATTATTATAAATTTAATGATAGAAAAAGAAGATATTATAAACAAATATAAAAAACACATATATAATAGATATAATGATTTAATAAAATCTGGTAAAAAATCACAAGATTTAAATAATTTTGATCTGGCAAAGATATTTGAATATTATTCATGTATAAAACTAACAGAAGAATTTTATAATCCATTTTATGAATATGACGATATTGATCCAGAATTTAAAGAACAACATAATCTAACAAAAAAAGATTCAGGTATAGATGCTTGTAATTTAATAGACACAATAGTTCAATGTAAATTGAGAGATAAATCTTTATGTTGGAAAGAATGTTCTACTTTCTTTGGTAGTCAAAATATTTTTTGTGAAAAAGAGAATAAACCAATTGTAAAATGGACAAAATTAATAATAACAAGAAATAAAGATAGTTCTCTATCTGATAATCTAATTCATAGAAAGAAATTATTTGTTGATAAAACATATGATAAACAAGAAATTATAAAATATTGTAAAGAATTACAAATAATCGAACCTACAGTAAAAAAAGAAAAAATAAAATTACGTGATTATCAAAAAGAAGCAATTCAATTAATAAAAGATATGAAAAATAATTTAATAATTAATCTACCAACTGGAACCGGCAAGAATTTTATAATAGCGCACGCTTTAAAACCCAATAAATTTAGTTATCTTATATTAGTACCAAGAATAATATTATTAGAACAAATAGAAGCAGAAATTATTAAATATAAACCAGATTATGAGAAATATATACAAAAAATAGGTGATGGAAATAATGAATATGATGAAAATAAAAATATAACAATATGTGTATATAATTCTGTAAAAATAATAGATAAATATATTGATAATTTCGATTATATTATTGTAGATGAAGCACATCATATAGCGATGCCAGAAATTTACAAATTAGATAATGAAGATTATGTTGAAAATAATAGTGATGTAGATAATGATGATAATAGTGATAATGATAGTGATAATGATAGTGATAATGATAGTGATAATGATAGTGATAGTGATAATGATAATGATAGTGATAATGATAGTGATAATAATAGTGATGATAATAATAGTGATGATAATAGTGATGATAATAGTGATGATAATAGTGATGATAATAGTGATGATAATAGTGATGATAATAATGATGATGATAATAATAATGATGTCGATAGTTACGATGATAAAACATATCTTGATATTATAAAATCGTATAAAAAATACAAGAATAATTTATATTTATCGGCAACTATTGACAAGTTAGATGGATTTGATTATTATACAAAAGATTTGAGAGAAATGATAGATAATAAATATTTATCAGATTATATTATAACTATACCAATATTTTCAGACGATCCTTCTAGTAGAAATATTTGTGAATATCTCATTAAAAATTATAGAAATATTATAATTTATTGTAATTCACAAAAAGAAGGCAACAAAATTAATAATTTAATGAATAAAATTCAAAAGAAATGTTCTGCATATATAGATTGCGAATCTAACAAATCAGATAGAAATAAAATAATTAAAAAATATAAATATGGCGAATTGCCTTTCTTGGTGAATGTTAGAATATTAGTTGAAGGTTTTGATGCACCAATTACAAAAGGTATATGTTTTATGCATATGCCATCGAATAAGACAACTCTTATACAAATTATTGGAAGGGCATTGAGATTACATCCTGATAAGAAATTTGCAAATATTATATTACCTTTTTCGAGTAAATCAGATGAAGATAATATAAATAAGTTTTTGAAAATAATGGCACGTAATGATAATAGAATTAGAAAAAGTTATATTGATAAGAAAGTTTGTGGATATATCGATATAATTAAAGGTGAAGAAAAAGAAATAACCGATGATGAAAACAATGATGAAAATGATAATGAAGATATTAATATTGATTTACGATATGAAATGATATATAATAAGATGGGTATATTGAATAATTCAGATGAGATATGGGAAATTCAATATAATGAACTAAAGATATGGGTTGATAAATATAAAAAATTACCATCTGTAAAAAGTAAAAATAATATGGAAAAAAAATTATATAATTGGTGTACATTAAACAAAATAAATAAAAAAAATGAAAAATTAATTGAAGAAAAAATAATAAAATTAGAAAAAATAAATATTTGGGTTTGGAATAATGATGATTCATTTCATAAAAAGTATAAAGAATTAGAAAAATGGATTGAAAATAATAATAAATTACCTTCAAAAAAAAGTAAAAATATATTAGAACAAAAATTAGGATATTTTTGTTCTAGAAAAAAATCATTAAGAAAAAAAAATAAATTATCAGATGAGCAAATTAAAAAATTAGAATTATTAAAAGGTTGGTCGTGGGAAAATAATAAATTTAATAATACATTTAATATGTTAAAAATATGGATAAATGAAAACGATAAATTACCAACTCATAATAATAATAATGATATAGAAAAAAAATTAGCAAATTTTTGCCATAATATGAAATATCAAAAAAAAATAAATAAATTATCAAATGATAAAATAAATAAATTAGAAACATTAAATTATTGGGAGTGGGGTAATAAAAATAAACAAATTAGGAAATCATTTGATGAAATATATATTGAATTAAAAAAATGGATTGATACATATAATAAAATACCTACATCAACAAGTAAAAATATTATAGAAAAAAAATTAGGACATTTTTGTTCTGATAAAAGAAAATATATGAAAAAAAATAAATTAACAGATAAACAAATAGAAAAATTAGAATTATTAAAAGGTTGGTTTTGGGATGGTAATAAGTAATTAAATAGAAAATATATTTAAAATATATATTTACATATAATATTATTTAAGTAATATATAATATTATATAATTATAATGACAAAAAGTAATGATGTTAATAAAAAAGAAAATATTATAGATTGTAAACCAATTAAAAAACAAAAAAACAAAAAAATAGATAATGAAATTAATATTACAAATAAATCGACAGAATTTGTTAAAGATAAATTATTATGCGTGGAATTATCTAAAGATAAATCCCAACCGAATATTACGATATTAGAAAATACGTTAAAAAATATTAATATTCGGTATGTTGTACATATGGCAGATATACATATACATAAGAGAGAAAGAGAAGAAGAATATAGACAGGTTTTTAATAATTTATATGTAGATTTAATACAAAAAAATATAAATAAAAAAAATTCAATAATTGTAATTGCCGGAGATATTATACACGATAAAACTGATCTACATCCTATAAGTATAACCCTGACAAAAGAATTTTTTATAATGTTATGTAAAATTACAACAGTAATTTGTATTCCAGGTAATCATGATGTATCATTATTAAATATGCAACACAATAGTATTGAAAGTATAGTAAAAAATTTAGAAACAGAAAATAAACTTTATTTATTAAACGATGAAGGTTATTACCAATATTACAATATTTTATTTGGTCATACTAGATTTGGACAATCTACAAAAGTATTAGAATGTAAATTTAATTTTGATGGTTATAAATGTGGATTATATCATGGCATTATTAATGGAGTTAAAGATAATAACATCGAATATAAAAATACAAAAGAAGATAAAAAATATTTTGATACAAATGATTTTGCTGATTATGATTTTGTTTTTCTTGGTGATATCCATAAATTTGGTTTTTTAACAAGCAAAAAAAATATAGCCTATTCTGGAAGTCTTATTCAACAAACTATTGATGAGAGTTTAGATAAAGGTTATATTTTTTGGGATTTGGAAAAGGGAAAAGGAGAATTTCAAAAAGTTCACAATGATTTTGGAAAAATTAAAATAGAGATTGATGAAGATGGTCAATCAATGTATGATGTAAAAAAATTACCTAAAAAATTAGATGTTCGAATTGATTGTAAAAGTCTTGATAGAAAATATATAGAAGATATTTATAAAAATCTAAATGAAAATGATATTGTTATTAACAAAAAGATAGATTTAATGGTTGGATCTAAAAATAGAGATACAAAAATTTTAATTGGTGGAAAAGAACAAAATCTCAACACTATAAAAAATACTAATGATTTATCAAATTTACTTATATTAAAATTAAAAGAAAATAAACAAATAGATGATAAACAAATAAATTCTTATAAAAAAATAATAGATGAATTATTACAAAATTATAATTTTAATGATTGTGAAACAAAAAGAAAAATAAAATTAGTTGAATTAGAATTTAACAATATGTCTATTTATGGAGAAAATAATAAGATAGATTTTACAAAATTTAAAAATATAATGGGAATAATTGCACCTAATTCATCAGGTAAATCATCTTTTATTGATGTTATATTATATTCTATTTTTGAAAATTGCACACGAGGTGATAGATTTGATTTATTAAATAAAAATAAAACTTCATTTAAAAGTAAAATAAAATTAGAAATAAATGATGTAAAATATACAATAATTAGAACATTGACAAGAAATTCAAAAAAATCAAATGATATTAAAGCAGGTGCAGAAATTTACGAAAATGGTATAAATATATCAGGGAAAGATAAATCAGATACAGATAAAATTATAAGTCAAAAAATGGGCGATATTTATGACTTTATTATTACTTCTATTGTTACACAAAAATCATTATTTCAAGGAAAAAGTATAGGATTTGTAGAATTATCATCAAATGAAAAGAGAGATATACTTTGTAAATTAGCAAGATTAGATATATATGATAATTTGTATAATGATACATCTACTAAATTAAAAAGTTTTAAAGCCGAACTAAATAAATATAATATTCAATTAAAAAAATATAATACATATGGCAAAGACATTATTAATATTAGATTAAATTTTGATAAAAAGAAGAATGAAATGAATGATGAAATAAAAAAACTTGATAAAGATAATAAAGAATTGAATGATAAATTAGAAGAATATAAAAAAATTAAATATAAAATGATGAATTATGATTTTTTAAAAGTAAAAAATATAAAAAATATTAATAAAAATAATATGAATGATGAAATTGAAATATTAAAAAATAAGATTAATAAAATTAATAAAAAGATAGATAAATTAAAATTAGAATTAAATGAAATAGGAAATATTAAAGAAATAGAAACTGAATATCAAAATAATAAAAATAAACAAATACAAAAATATAATAATGATATTAATCAGTTAACAAAAGAATTATGGACTGATACAAGTATTGATTATAATAAATTTAATGATAAAAAAAATGATACTGAAATTAATAAAATGAATAAAGAAAGAAATGATTTAGAAAATAAAATAAAGAATAATAATGATTTATTACAAGAGATTAATAAAGAATTAAATAAAAAAATAAAGATTATTGATAAAAAAGATGTAGATGAATATAATAAATTAAAAGATGAATTGAATAATATAGAAAATCAAAAAGAAAAAGAAACACAAGATTTAATTGCTTATCAAAACAGATTAGATAATTTGGGAGAACATGAATTTGATCCAAAATGTAAATTTTGTATGAAAAATACTATTACTAAAGAAAAAATATTATTGGAAAATTCTATTACATTATTAAATAATAATATTAAAAATTATAATTTGAAAATAAAGAAATTAAATCAAAGTATAAATAAAAAAAAGAAGATAGTTGATGCATATAATATTTATTTAGAATTAAATGATAATAAACAGAAAAAAGAAAATGATAAAATTATCTTAACAAAAGATAATGAGATTTATAATGAAAAACTTAAAAATATAGATAATAAAGTAAAAGAATTAGAACAAAATAAACAAAACTATCAAAAATATTTAGAAAATAACAATATTGAAAAGAAAATAGAAGATATTCAAAATAAAATTGATGAATTAAATAATGATATATGTGAAGAGAAAATAAAATATGATGATATTAATAAAGATTTATTAGAATATCTACAAGAAATTGAAGAATTACAAAATGAATTAATATTTAAAGAGAAAGAAAATGATGAAATTAATGAAAATGCAGATTTATATGAAAAATATAAAATATATATTGATAATGAGAAAAATTTAAAAAATATACAAACAGATATTGATAATATTAATGAAAATATGAATAAATTAAATAAAGAAAATATATTGATAAAAGAGAATGATTTTGAAATAACATTAATTGAAAAAAATATTAATGAATGTAATAAAAAACATGATCAATATATGATAATTAATAATATATTAAAAAATGGAGGATTAATAGAATCAATTATGAAAGATAACTTATTACCTAGATTTAATGAAATTGTTAATAATTTATTTG